TGGGCAAGCTCGGCGTGGCGCTGCTGTCGATCCTGCCGCTGTGCGCCGTCGCACCATGGACCTCATGGAGCCTGGACGTCCGCAGCCTTCGCCGATCATCCACGAAGCGCAGCGCCAACGTCAGCAGGCAGTCTCGCAGGTGGTCGCCAACGCGGCCCCGAACCCGCTGATGGCAGCCATCTTCGCCGACACCGCGAACACGACGTTCGCAGCTCAGGAGTCGCCTGGCGCTGGAGTGGTCGGTGACGCTGCGACCAAGGCCACTGCTGCCGCTGATCCGATGAGCATGTTCGGCGAGGACAAGATCGACGCGTGGAACCGAGCGGCTTTCGCTCCCACGAAGCCTGGCCTTCTCGCGTCGCCGCTCGCCTTGGATCTCCTAAAAGGCGAATAAGTCGCTCTGGATGTTTTGACGTACTCCGCTAGTTAACCCGCGAGGTCCTGACCACATGAAGATCAAGTACAGCGAGCTGAAGAAGATGGTTGTCGAGGAGATGAAGTCTCTCGGCATGCTCACGAAGACCAAGATCAACGAAGCCGACCAGCTCAAGTCCGTCGAAGACGCAGAGAAGGACGCTGTTGAGGTCGAGCCGGGTGAAGAGGGTCGTCACAACGAGATGCCCGTCGACCCGCTCAAGTCTCGCAAGATCAAGGAAGAGAAGGTCGCGAAGCTGAAGGCTCACGAAGCCAAGCTCGTGAAGGCTCTCGGCGAGACCCGCGCGCTGATCAAGAAGCACGTCGGAAAGTGAACTGAGGTTCGAGGGAGAATCCTATGGCAGGCCAAGGCAAATACACGAACTTCGCCCCGGTGCAGAAGGATCTCTCAACGGGAGGCAACACGCCTCCTTCGTTGGGTAGGGCGAACTACACCCTGCTCAACACCTTGTTCGGAACTCGTCCGGACGCGATCCCTCTGACCAACACACCGTCAGCTGTCAAGCCTGTGCTGGATCGCGCTAACGCGCTCCTCACGCCAGCGAAAGCGGACGCGGATCCCGTGTGGTTCCCCAAGGGTGTCTACCTCAACTTCCAGAACCCTGATCCGACGATGCAAGCTCCTGACATCCCGAACATCGACGTCAGCAAGCTCGGCCTCGGCGGTCCTTCGACGCCGTACACGCCGAACCTCAGCTCGCCTGATACTTCGGGCGCGGGCAGCACTGAGCCTGTTCCGGCTGTCCTGCTCACCGTCGGCGACATCGACCCGACAGTCGTGCTCGGCTCTGACAACGGCACGGCTGACCCTGCGGTCACCTCGCTCAACATGTTCAACGGCAGTCAGCTGCCTTCAACCCTGATCCCGGGCTTCCGCCCTGGTCGGACCCTTCCGGAGAGGTAATCCAACGTGACGACCCCTAAGTCCAAGACCCTGTACGACGAGGCTATCGCCGACGTCAAGAAGCTGAAGGAGCTCGCTGAGACGCAAGCGCGCGATCTCGTCCTCCAGAAGGTCGAACCGCGCATCAAGCAGCTCGTCGAGCAACAGCTCTTCCAGGAGGCGGACGACGAGGATGAGGTCGACGAGGCTTCTGTCACCGCGAACGTGGCTGGTTACACCGCTCCTCTCGGCGCTGATCCAAAAAAGTATCGCAAGCTGGAAGAGGAAGACGAGCCGGTCGATGAGCAGTACGAAGTCGCCGAAGGTACCGAGTCTACGCTCGCGCAACTCGCTGATTTCGCACGTCCTATCACGGACGATCGCTTCGTCGCCGAGGTCTACCGCCTCCAGGACGACGTCAACAACTTCGTGACCGCGGACAAGCCGACGAAGCTTTCTGACGGCTTCGTCTCTCAACTCGATTCGACGATTTCGAAGTTGGAAGATATGTACGCTTACCTCAAGGAGAGCTACGCCGGTAAGGACGGTAACTCTCTGGAAGGGAAGCTGGAAAAAAGCTACGGCCTCGCCAATGCCGTCAAGGAGTCAACGATGAAGATGCGTGATCTGCTCAACGAGGAAACCCTGACGATGAAGGTGAACGGCCTTCCGGACGACGTCGATCTCGACGGCGTGACGGTCGACATCGTTGCCGACGAAGGTGACGAGGCCGGCGCTGGCGACATGGGCGCTCCTGACATGGGCGGCATGGACGCAGCTGCGGCTCCTCCTGGACCTCCGCAGATGGAGAGCGACGGGCTCGACGAGAGCGACGAGATGCTCGAGATCTCCGACGATGAGCTCAAGACCGAGCTCGCGCGCCTCGGTTCGCTCCGTGAGGGCGATGCCACTCCGCCTCCGACCAAGGGTCGTGGGGTCGAGAAGGGAATCGACGCGTACGGCGACGCGGACTCTGAGGGTCACCTCGGTCCGAAGGGTCACCGTCCGGACGGCATTCCCGAGGACGCGATGAACGAAGCTGACGACGACGATCTCGATGAGGCCGACGCTCAGGTCGAAGGCGACACGCAGATGGAGTCCGTGCGACGCCGTCTGACCCGTGCTGCGAAGCGCCTCTCCGAGGCCAAGGGCACGGACAAGGAAGACTTCGCGCGCGCGATGTACCGCAGCGCCATCCGTGCTTACCGCGCGGCTCGTGCGTCCCTCAACGAGGGCGCCGTGAAGAACAAGAACTCCGCTCCCGCCGCGAAGAATGTGGCGACGAGCAAGGAGTTGGCGGAAGCGAACGGCAAGGTCAGCAAGCTGACCAAGCAGCTCGTGGAATCCAATCTCCTCAACGCCAAACTGATCCACGCGAATAAGCTCTTGCGACTCGAGGGTCTGACCAAGGCCCAGCAGGCCATGGTCATCGATCGACTCGACGAGGCGCAGAACTTGCGAGAGGTGCGGCTGATCAGCGAGAGCCTTCTGAAGGTCTTTGCTGGAAGCAAGGACTCGATCAACGAGTCTGCGCGTCGCCCGTCGGGCAGCGCGTCCCGTCCGAGCCAGTCTGGCGCGGCGTCCCAGTCCCTCAACGAGGGTTTGGAGACGGCACGTTGGGCGACACTCGCCGGCATCAAGTGATCACCAACTGACGTTGAACAAGGAACAAGAGTCATGAAGAATTTCGACAAGAACATGCTGTTCGAGGGAATCCGCGAGCGGCACATGGGCACCGAGCGTAAGCGCTTGGTGGAGAAGTGGACCAAGACGGGCCTCCTCCGTGGCCTCGACGGTCATCGCCGTGAGGACATGGCGCAGCTCCTGGAGAACCAGGCGGCTCAGGTCCTCCGTGAGAGCAACGCGCTCTCGACCGGCGGCGGCGCGCTCACCTCGAGCGGCCAGGTGCAGGGCTTCGCGACCATCGCGTTCCCGATCGTGCGACGCGTCTTCGGCGGCCTCGTCTCGAACGAGCTCGTCAGCGTGCAGCCGATGAGCCTCCCCGCGGGCCTCATCTTCTACCTCGACTACACGTACGGCAGCAACAACGGCGGCGACGCCGGCTTCACGCTGTCGAACTCGGCCACGCAGGGCACCTACACCCGCGGCCAGTCGATCTACACGAACCCGGTCGGCAAGGGCATCCAGTCCGGATCGCTCCAGGCTGGTGGCATGTACGACCTCGTCGGCTCCGGCTACTCGAAGGTCCACCAGCAGACGTCGGCGATCTCGCAGTCGAACGACAACGTCGGCGCGTTCACAGGCGCGTCGAACGCTTGGTCCGTCGGTGGTCGCGTCCAGACGGCGACGTCCTTCACGGGCTCGAACGCTCGCTTCGTCTCCTTCGATCCTCAGATCGAAGCGGACCTCATGAACAACGTGCTCGACTACACGTTCGTCCACATCCCCGTCTCGCAGTTCACCACGAACCTGCCGAACGGTGACATCCTCGCTGTCGACCAGATCTCGCTCTTCTCGTTCGGCGCCGGCTTCGGCGGTGGAACGGCTGCCTGGGGCGCGAGCTACCAGGGTGGAACGGGCGTCCTGAACCTCCGTCGCCACAACAAGCGCGGAACGTGGGACGGCACGACCTTCACGCCGGACGGCCTCAACGGCGACCACGTGCAGTTCGTCCTCCGCCTCTCGAACGGTGGCGCGGTGCCTTCGGCGTCCGTCTCGACCAACTTCAAGGTGACCGCCTCGATGGCGCTCATCGACAAGCTGTCCGTCGACGGAACCACGGCGGCGACGCTGACCATCCCGTCGTTCGAAACGGACTTCGGCGCGACTCCGTCGGCTGCGATCCCCGAGATCGACATCAAGATCGAGTCCATCGCGATCACGGCAGAGAGCCGCAAGCTCCGCGCCCGCTGGTCGCCGGAGCTCGCTCAGGACCTCAACGCGTACCACTCGCTGGACGCCGAGGTCGAGCTCACGCAGATCCTCTCGCAGCAGATCGCTCTCGAGATCGACCGCGAGGTCCTCGTCGAGCTGCTCACGCAGGCCTCTGGCGCGAACCTCTTCTGGTCGCGCGCGCCTGGCAAGTTCGTCAACAAGCTGACGGGCGACCCGGTCACGCTCGCCTCGAGCCTCTCGATCGGCCCGGCCTTCACCGGCACGGTCCGTGAGTGGTACGAGACGCTCGTCGAGACCATCATCGACGTGGCGAACACCATCCACCGCAAGACGCTCCGCGCCGCGGCGAACTTCGTCGTGTGCGGTCCGGACGTCGCGACCATCATGGAGGCCTCCTCGCTGTACCGCAGCAAGATCTCCATCGACGGCGACGGCCAGGCGGCCTCGGTCTTCTCGATCGGATGCGAGCCGGTGGGTACGCTCACCAACCGCTTCACGGTCTACAAGGACCCGTACTTCCCGCGCTCGAAGGTCCTCGTGGGCTTCAAGGGTGGTTCGTACCTCGAGACCGGCTACGTGTACGCTCCGTACGTCCCGCTCATCGTCACTCAGACGATCTACGCGCCGGACGACTTCTCGCCGCGTCGTGGTGTCATGACGCGATACGGAAAGAAGATGGTCAGATCTGACTTTTACGGGACCGTTACGCTTTTGGATATGTCTATCATCTGATAGATATGTTCATCAACTGAACTGACTGATAGAAATCAACGACTTGAGAGCCACCGAAAGGTGGCTTTCGTCATTTAAGAGCTCGTCTTTACATGTAAGTCATGTATCTTTAGAGATGATGGTAAACTTTCAAGTCGAACAAGATTGTCGTGAATGCGGTCGTACGTTTGACAACCCTGAGAGCGTTCGAAGACATCAGCGCTCACACGACGGCTACGAAGCCTACGTGCTGAAATGGAAGTGGGAAGGGAAGCGGCCTGTTTGCGCCTGCGGATGCGGCGTGCTCACCGGATGGAACGTAGCGGCCAAGGACTACGCACGTTACGCCGAAGGACACGGAGGCAAGTCAACAATCGGTCGTTCGCGCACCAAGGAGGAGAAGCTTGCTATCGGAACGAAGAACGCGATCAAAGCAAAACAATGGAGCGTTCTCAATCCAGAAAAAATGATGCTCAAAGTTCGAGCGATGAATTTTGTCAACTTGGATCCATCGAAGCGGTCCGTGAAGCTTATCGAAACCTTTCAGACGAACAACGTCAGTGGTTCCGAGACCATGCGACCTCGCTTTGGCGCGATCAACGACCTTTGATGGACGAAGCTCGTGTGAGAGCTGCTTCTACGTTCAAAGAACGAGCCGCTCAAGGTCTCTACGACTTCGCGACGCGCAACGAGAACTTATCCAAATCCATCACCCAGCTATATCTCGACGGCGGCTTCCAATGGTGCGTCGGCGACTACACCTCTTTCAAGACAGGTGAGACCATCTTCTACCGTTCGTCGTGGGAGCTCGAGTACGCGAAGCTGCTCGACGCCGACGAGAGCGTCACGACTTGGGAGTACGAGCCTTTCTCCATCAAGTACACACTCGGCACCAAGCAACGCAGCTACCTGCCCGATTTCCTTGTCACGTACTCCGACGGAACGAAAGAGCTCGTCGAGGTGAAGCCGCCGTCGCTTGAGAGCACCCGTGCCAATCAAGCCAAGCGTCTCGCGGCTCTTGATCTGTGTAACACGAACGGTTGGCATTACGCTTCTTGGAACGCGACTGGTTGACAACCTCCGAAGTACGACGTATATTACCTCTGCGGTGCTTGAAGACCGCAGAAAGGTAGAACATTGATGCTTGCTAAACGTGATCTGTTCGATGAACTTCTCGACCCGTTCGATCTGCTTAGGTCGTACCCTGCTCGACCTCTAGTCGATCTCCGCGAGCCGCGCGTGATCGACATCCGTCGCTCAGCGACGAACGATGAGCTCACGCTCAGCGTTGATCTGCCTGGGACGAAGAAGGAGGACGTGGACGTGACGTTCGAGCCGAACGGGTACATCCGTGTCTCTGCAAAACGTTCGGACCTCAAACAGGAGTCGACTTACAGGTGCTCTCTCGGCCTAGAATGGGATCGAGACACGGGTGAAGCGACTCTAGAGGATGGAGTCCTATCGCTTCGCTTCAAGAAGCGAGAGGAAGCCAAGCCAAGAAAGCTCCTCCTCAAGTGAGGAGCGAAGAAGGCTGCCTCACGGCGGCCTTCGCCGTTTAAGGACCAAGAGCTAGGCTGTCGCTGTAAGAGGAGTAACGTAGAGACGTGGACCCTGACGACCTCTTGCAGGTCTGGAGCTTCGACGACGGGAGGATCGTGCGCTTGGTAGGCCCAGACTTCACCTACTGCTTGCACGACGCTGGTGAACCGAAGAACGTCGACTGGTTGGACGTGCGCGGCCCGATGCACCTCCCAGGAGACATGCGACGACACTACTCGTGCGCCGGCTTGTACTGGAAGAGGATCGCGTGATCGCTCACTTGTTCGTCACCACGAACGATCAATCCGAAGACGAGGTCGAGGTTCGCATCCTCTACGAGACGTTCATGGTGAGCCTGTTCCAGGGTGACGTCGAGGTCAGCCTGTACGATCAGTACGACTACAGGACAGCGCTCGCATGCCATCGCAACTCCGAAGGGTGGGAGGAGCAACCGTGCTCTTGGTGAGCCCCACAGAGGACGGCGAGATCGCTGCTGAGTACGCTGACAACCTGAAGCGGAAACCTAACATCCGCGCCACGTGGGAGCAAGTGTACTTGGGC